CGACACAAAAGTTGAAGGTTGAGCCCATGACTCTTAAAGCGTTAGTCCGTGAGCGTATTGAGGCAGGTAAAGAAATGCCAACGGAAATTTTCAACATATTTGTTGGAAATAAAACAACAATAAAAAAGAAACAATAAACATGAACCAAGTACAAAAAAAAGAAGAAGCAGGTGCATTGTCTACGAATTTATTCGAAGCTGATGCAGGTGCGGGCTCTCAGAATATAACGCAAGAAGATCTTGCATTACCATTTCTGAAAGTTTTGGGACAATTATCTCCAGAAGTTAATAAACAACATGCTAAATTTATTAGCGGTGCAGAACCTGGAATGATTTTAAACAGCGTAACCAAAGAGCTTTATGATGGAGCAAAAGGTATAAATGTTATACCAGTCCATTATGAAAGACAATATGTCGAATGGCAAGACAGAGGTGCCACTAGCACTGGTGCTCCTGTAGCAATCCATAGTGCAGACAGTGATATCATAAGTACGGCTACTCGTGATAAATCTTGGAAGGATAGATTACCTAATGGTAATTATCTGGAAAACACTGCTAACCACTTCGTAATCCTTATGGGCAAAAGTCCATCAACCGCATTGATATCTATGAAGGCTACTCAGTTAAAGATTAGTAAACAATGGAATTCAATGATGTTAGGTCTTAAGCTTCAAGGTAAGAATGGCTTATTTACACCGCCAACATACAGCCACATTTATAATCTAAAGACTGTTCACATGTCAAATGACAAAGGAACATGGTTTGGATGGGATGTGTCTCAAGTTGGGCCAGTTACAGATAAAGGTATTTACACGATTGCTAAAAACTTTGCTGAAAAAAACAGTAGAGGTTTAGTGAAAGTTAAACACGGATCTGACGAGCCAAAAGATTCAACACCTTACTAATAGAATCCTAGGTAGTGGGCGGAGAAGCGAGAGTGGAGACCGCCCGCTAATAATATATGATTGATAAATTTAAAAATATATTCAAAGGATTAGAACGAGCCCATGGTGTCACAAAAATAGGCACTTCAAATGGGAACGGAGAAAAGATAAAAGGTCAATCCTTTGTTAAAAGAGAACCAGTCACAGATAAACTTTGGACGAATCATTTACAAGGCATAGATAGTCTAGGTGTAATTCCAATCAATGACGACAATAACTGTAAATGGGGATGTATTGATATAGATTCTTATGCAGGATTTGATCATAAAAAATTAATTACAAAAATAAAATCATTAAAACTACCTTTAGTTGTCTTTAGATCTAAGAGTGGGGGTGCACATGTATTCTTATTCACCGCTGAAGATGTTGAAGCAAAATTAATGAGAGATAAGTTAAATAAAATAAAAGCTATATTGGGATATGGAGGATCTGAAGTATTTCCAAAACAAACAGAATTAAAATCACAAGATGATACAGGAAACTTTTTAAATTTACCCTACTTTAATGGTGATAACACAACAAGATATGCTTTTCTTGAAAATGGAAATGCTGCAAGTCTTGATGGTTTTTATGGGTTGTATCAAAGAAATGTTCAAACTTTAAAACAATTACAAGAAATAGAAATAAAACGACCCGAATCAGAATATAGTGATGGTCCTCCATGTATTGAAACCTTAGCAGCTAATAAAATTGGCGAAGGTGGTAGAAACAATGCCTTGTTTCATTATGGTGTTTATGCAAAACAAAAATGGCCTAGCAATTGGAAATCAAAAATTACTTTATTTAATGCAACTGCAATGTCTTCACCCCTATCTGATTCGGAAGTTCAGATAATAGAAAAACAGCACGAGAAAAAAGAATGGGGTTATAAATGTAATGACGAACCTATGTGTAGTATGTGTGACAAAAGTTTATGTCGAAGAAGAAAGTTTGGTATAGGTCAGGATATAATGTTTCCTGGGCTAACCGACCTTCAGGTAATTGACCTGGAGGATCCTTACTACTATCTAAATGTAGACGGAGAAAGATTATACTTAGAAAATGTAAAATACTTAAGACAACAAAGTTTATTTCAAGAGGCTTGTATGAAACAATTAAGATTTAGACCACCCACATTAAAAGAAAAAGATTGGGTACTTATTACGAATCAATTATTAAATAATGCCGAAGTTACAGAACCAGCAGCTGGCATGAAAACAGACGACCAGTTAAATAATCATTTAGAAGAATATTGTTTGAACAGAACTCAGTTAGATAATCCTTTAGATTTACCTAAGGGTGGTGTTTGGAATTCAGAAGGTTATCACCATTTTGTATTTGATAGATTCTACCATCAATTCTTAATGCGTAGAAGATGGGATCTTGGTTATTCAAGAACAGGACAGATGTTAAAAGAAAAATGTAGTTGTGAAAATAAAAGAGTTAGCAAAGAAAAGATTAGAGTTTTTGCTGTAAAAGAATTTGATAAGAAACAAGAGACTAAAAAGACTATTAAATATAAAGAGGAAGCACCTTTTTAATGAAAACAATAGTATTAGGACCACCTGGAACGGGAAAGACAACTACTTTATTAAATAAGGTAGATGATTATTTAAAACAAACTGATCCGGATAAAGTCGGGTACTTTGCTTTTACCAAGAAAGCTGCTTATCATGCGAGAGATGAAGCAATAAAAAAATTTAATTTAACTGAGGATGATCTTCCTTATTTTAGAACTCTTCACTCCTTAGCATTTAGAAGATTAGGTATTAAAAAGGAAGACGTAATGCAAAACAGTCATTACAGAGATTTTGGCAAGAGAGTTAAAGAAGATATAGGTTATGCTAGATACGAGGATGACCATAATGGTTTTTTTACTACAGATAGTGAATATTTAAGATTAATTAATCTAGCTAAACTTAGAAACATCACTCCTGAAAAATTATATGATTCGGGTGAACATAATGGAGATCTAGAAAGAGATAAAGTTATTACAATTGCTAATGAATTAGAAAAATATAAGAAAGAAAATAATCTAATAGATTTTAATGACATGATATTAGATTTTATAAAATCAGATAAGTCTCCTAAATTTGATGTTGTATTTATAGATGAAGCGCAAGATCTTTCATTGATGCAATGGGGTATGGCTAAAAGCATTTGGAATAAAACTATTGATTCATTTATAGCTGGTGATGATGACCAGGCTATATTTAGATGGGCTGGTGCAGATGTAGATTCTTTTATTGCACAAGAAGGACAGATGCTTCCATTAACACAGTCACATAGGATTCCTGCTAAAGTACATGGTTTAGCTATGGGTATAATTAATAGAGTTAAAAACCGAATCAACAAATCCTGGAAACCTAAAGTTCATGAGGGTTCTTTATCGAGATACGAAGAGTTTGAACAAATAGATATGTCCTCAGGGGAGTGGTTAGTATTAGCAAGAACTAAATACATGCTTAATGAATTAGAAAACCATATCTATCAAAATGGTTGGTACTATAAAAATAAATATAAAAAGACTAAAGAAAAAGGATTATATTCTGCTGTCGTAGACTGGGAACACTTACGTCAAGGTCAATTATTAACTCAAGAACAATTAGTAAAAATATCGGCTTATATTAGTTCTGAAAAATTCAATAAAAAAATGCTTAAAGGTATGACTAAAGGATCTTATTATGGCATTGATAAACTTACAAAAGACTATGGTTTAAAAACTAGACTGACTTGGTTTGAAGCATTTGACAATGCAGCTAAGCGAGATGTAAATTATTTAAAAAAAATGAGAAGAAATGGAGAAAAACTAAAGGAAGATCCAAGAATCGAATTGTCAACAATACATGGAGCAAAAGGTGGAGAGGCACAGAATGTAGTTTTATTAACCGACCTTAGTGAAAATACTATGAAGTCTTATGAAAAAAATCCTGATGATGAGAATCGATTGTTCTATGTTGGTGCAACAAGGACCAAGGAACATTTACATATTATAGAACCAAAACAAGAATATAAAGGATATAAGTTATAATGCACACTCTTTCAAGCGAACTTGTTTTATTATCTATGCTGACATTTTA